CTTGATGAGATTGACCTAGCATCTAACAAGATCTTATGTTTACAATCTATTCTTGAAGGCAAAGGTGTCTTCCTTAAGAAGATCGGTAAGTATGTAAAACCTTCAAAAGGTTTCACTGTTGTTGCTACTGCTAACACAAAAGGTAAAGGTTCTGAGGATGGCAGATTCGTAGGCACTAACGTTCTTAACGAAGCATTCCTTGAGAGATTCCCTGTGACCTTTGAGCAGAACTATCCTCATCCACAGACAGAGCAGAAGATGCTCGATCTATTGTCATCAGACAAAGAGTTCAACAAGAGACTTTGCGATTGGGCAGACATCATCCGTAAGACATTCTTTGACGGTGGTATCGACGAGGTTATCTCAACACGTAGACTTGTTCACATCGTAAAAGCATATGAGATCTTTGGCAATCGTGCTAAGGCAATCACTACTTGTATCTCTCGTTTTGACGAAGAGACCAAGGAAGCGTTTCAGCAACTTTACGATAAGGTTGACGCAGACGTATCCTTTGAGGTATAATAGTGGCATACTGGTTACTTTATGACATTTTGGAAGAAGAAGGATTACTTGGAGAATATGGGTTCCCCTCACTGGGGGACGATGTTCCCTACTATGATGCTCCAGACATTACAGGAAATGTGGAGATCAATACAGAACGACCCAAATTCAAGTTTGATGAGGACGTGGTTCTTAGTCTAATGAAAGACTACATTGGTGAGACTTACACCAAACATTATGTGAGTGGGAACAAATTCCAAACTCTAGATTTCATTCAAGCACTCGGTGATGCCAAAGGGTTCTGCCGAGGTAATGCTATGAAATACTTAAGTCGTTATGACAAGAAGGGAACACCTACACTTGACATAAAGAAAGCAATGCACTATTGTGTATTATTATATTACTTCTATACTATGGAGGAAGCAAGTAAATGAAACTGTCTAAAGGGACACTTGACATACTGAAGAACTTTTCCAATATTAATCCGTCAATTACCTTTAAGGAAGGACAGGAATTATCTACACTATCAATTCAGAGAAACATTCTTTCTCGTGCAGTTGTAGAAGAAAAGTTTCCAAAAGCATTTGCAATATATGACCTAGGAGAATTCCTATCTGGTCTATCATTGTTTGACAATCCTGATTTTGATTTTAATAATGACAACTATGTCATCATCAAAGATAAAAAATGTCAATCAAGATATTTCTTTGCTGACCCATCAACAATCACACAACCTCCTGAGAACAGGGCAGAGATTCCTAGTAAGGATGTTTGTTTTATTGTGCCATGGTCAGATCTAAACAATCTTATTAGGGCAGCATCTATTTACAGTGTTACTGATCTAGCAGTTGTAGGTGATGGCAGTGAAATTAATCTTGTTGTGCGTGACAAAAAGAATGACACATCAAACAACTATTCTGTAAGAGTGGGAACTACTGATGCTAAGTTTACATTTAATTTTAAAGTAGAATATCTTAAGTTACTTCCTGCAGATTATGAAGTTACTATCAGTAAGCATAATGCAGCATTGTTCAGAGATGCAAACAGAGATCTAGAATATCTTATTGCACTTGAACCAGATTCTGTGTATAATGGGTAAGACACCCTTTATGCTATGAATATATTTGTTACCGACCCTGACCCTACTGTCTCAGCAAAAGTGCTTCCTGACAAACATATTGTCAAGATGCCATTAGAAACATGTCAAATGCTTTCTATTGTTTGCTCTGACGAGTGGGGTCATAGTTATGGCAAAATACATCGTAACGATGGTCAACCATACAAAACATCTAAAGGTGCATTCCGTAATCATCCTTGCACTATATGGGCAAATGACTCTCTAGCAAATGCATGGTGGTTACTTACGCATGGTATTGCATTGTCTCTAGAATATTCACATCGTTATGGCAAAGTTCATTCTTGTCATCGACCATTACTAGAAGCAAGAGATCTTATGCCATCAGCAGACTATACTAAGCATACACCTTTTGTATTTGCAGGTCCTGACCAATTCAAATATGATACGACTATTGACATATTCACTGCATACAAGTATTATATTTCTAGTAAACCATGGGCAGCAGATAATTATCTTCGCGACCCATCCAGAAAACCACATTGGTTATCCTAAATTATGAATGAGTTTCTTTGGGTTGAAAAGTATCGACCTAAGAATATTGAACACTGTATCCTTCCTGATGATTTGAAGAAGACCTTCAAGTCTTTTGTTGATGCAGGAGAAGTTCCTAATCTTCTCTTGTGTGGCACAGCAGGGATCGGTAAGACTACAGTTGCAAAAGCATTGTGTCATGAACTAGGTGTAGATTATCTTGTCATCAATGGATCTGATGAAGGTAGATTTCTAGACACAGTAAGGAACACTGCAAAACAATTTGCATCTACAGTATCTTTAACCTCTAGTGCAAAACATAAAGTTATTATCATAGACGAAGCAGACAATACCACACATGACGTGCAGTTATTATTGCGTGCATCTATAGAAGAGTTTCAGAGTAATTGTAGGTTTATATTTACATGCAATTTTAAGAACAAGATTATACAACCATTACATTCTCGAACAACGGTTATTGATTGCAACACTCGTGGAAAACAAAAACAACAAATTGCTACACAATTTTTTGAAAGATGTCGTGGTATACTTACAGCAGAGAACATTGAGTTTACTGATGCTGTAGTTGCTGAGGTTGTCCAGAAGTTCTTTCCAGACTTCAGACGCACTCTTAATGAACTGCAAAGATATGCAGCATCAGGAGTTATTGATACTGGCATTCTTGCACAGATAAGTCAGGTCAGACTAGAAAAACTTGTAGGTGCATTGAAGGCAAAAGACTTTGGTGCAACACGCAAATGGATTGTTGCTAACTTAGATAACGATCCCAACACTATCTTACGAACTGTATATGATAGTTTGTATGGTTCACTTGCTCCTGCAAGTATACCTCAAGCGGTATTGATTATTGCCAAGTATCAATACCAATCAGCATTTGTTGCTGATCAGGAAATAAATCTCTTGGCAGCGTTAACTGAAATTATGGTGGATTGTAAATTCAAATAATTTTTTGTTATATATACTGTAGTATTTGTATTAATGTAAGTTATATCTTACACACACAAACACAGATACAGACACAAACACAGTACAATTTAATAACATGAGAAACCCGTACGAACTTCGCATGGAATGCTTTCAGATGGCAGAGAGTCGTCTGCGTGATAGATTCCTAGAAGAAAAAGAAAGATTTCAATACCTAGACGAAAAAAGTCAGGCAGATGATCTTACCTATCCTACTTTCCCAACTGATGAAGACATTAGACGAGTAGCTAATGAAATGATTAGGGACATATCTGATAAGGGAGATAGTTATGGAAGATAGATATGATTCTTTAAACAACCCTTTCCTAAAAGCAATATTTGGAGAGAGAGAATTTAAACCTATGACAAAATATGGTGTGATTATCCCACACTATTTTGTATCTAAAGATGGTAGAGTTCTTAGCACAAGAACTAAAAAACATAAACTACTAAATCCCAAATATGAAACATGTGTGCAGGGTTATATATCACCACATATTATTGGAGTTAGAGTTGACAAAACGGAGTGTCCAGAACTGTTTGAACAATATGATTATACTGCAACTAATACAGTAAAAAAATCAAATAATCCAAACGTAGCAACTATCAACATTAAGTATCATAGGGCAGTTATGGAAGCTTGGAAACCTATTGACAAGTATCCACCTGATAGATTAAAAGATTGTTGGAAAGATATTCCAGAACCCGCCAAGCAATTTATCAGAGAATGTGCTATGATAGATCATGAAGATAGTGATACGAGAAATAATCACGTAGACAATCTATCTTGGTGTACTCATCTAGAAAATCAACATGACAGGAAAAAAGGAGCAGGAGGTCAACAACGCAAAAAGTATGAAAAAAGAAATGGTGAATGGAATTATTAAATGACTAACAAACGTGAAAAAATTAGAGCACAAATGAAATCTAGATTTTATTATATGTTCTGGGGTGCAGCAACCGTTGCTGTTGTAAGTGGACAACTTTATGTTGGAACCTCTTATCGTGCTATGGCAAGATCTATGAACAGGTGGTTTGAAGAAACTATTGATCTTATACAAATGCCACATAAAAGAAGATCAGGACCTTCTCCTGCAGATGGTTGGTATCTTCCTGTCCCATCTCCAGAAGATTATGGGATGACAATAGTGCAATGAAAAAATCTGAATTAATACATTATCGTTTACAGGCAATGTTACGTGAGCATACCTTTAATGGTGATACTCTAAAATACCTAGGTGTAAGAGAGGATCAGCATTGGTATAGTATAGATGGTAATGAAATACCAGTAGATTGTATTGAAGAACTAGAGTCAGTCGAAGAATGAAAACACCACTACGATATCCTGGCGGTAAGTCAAGAGCAGTTCCTAAGTTATGTCAGTGGTTACCCGCTGAGGTCACGGAGTATCGTGAGTCTTTCTTAGGTGGTGGTAGTATGGCAATCGAGATGACAAAACGTTATCCTGATATATCCATCTGGGTCAATGATCTATACAAACCATTATATCTTTTTTGGTTATCATTAAGAGACGATGGTGACTATCTTTACGATCAACTTATACAATTGAAACAAAGACATCCAGATCAGGGTTCTGCTAGACAATTGTTTTTAGATGCAAAAGAGAAAGTTAATGAAGAGGATCTTTCATATAAGGACAGAGCAGTTGCTTTTTATATTGTTAATAAATGTAGTTTCTCTGGTCTCACTGAGAGTTCGTCCTTCTCTCCAATGGCAAGTGATTCTAACTTCTCTATCAAAGGTATCAATAATCTTAAAGACTATTCTAAGTTGATAAAGAACTGGAAGATTACTAATCTTGATTATAGTGAACTACAATCTGATGAGACTAATGTATTTTTATATGCAGACCCACCTTATCAGGTAAAAGATAATCTCTATGGTCATAAAGGTCAGATGCATAAAGGTTTTGACCATGCAAGATTTGCAGATATTATGGATGGACATTTGTGTAACGTCATGATATCATATAATAACCACCCCGATATCATTCATAGATTTGAGGAGTGGTATCAGTATGACTTTGCTCATACTTATACAATGAGGTCTACAGGAACATACATGATAGACCAAACAAAACGTCGTGAACTAATTTGTCTTAATTATGGAAAGTATAGGAGTCAGAGTGTTGCCTAGTGGATACTGTCAACTCTACAATACACGTAGAGGAGGTCTATCTACATTTGCACCAGAATCACAATCAGCAATCATCATGGGCGAAGAAGTCCATGTTCAAACTAAGTCTGGAAGGACACAGATATATCGTGTCAATAATTCTAGAACAGGTGTCGTAGGTCCTATCAGAACATTCTAATGGAATTAAAAGATTGGTTAAACTCTATCAATTTTACTAAAGAAAACTTGATAGAAGATCCAGATGCGATATCATCATACCCTCCATATATTATCAACAGGTGTTTGTCAGGACATCTAGACACTGTTCTGTTTGCAAACGAGATGAATAAGTATAGTAACCTCGATAAGGATATGCAGTATAGTTTCTTCCTATATACTTTGAGGAAACGGAAAAGATTTTCCCCTTGGTTGAAGAAGGAACAAGTCGATGACTTGGATCTAGTTAAAAAACACTATGGATATAGTAATGAGAAAGCGAAGGTCGCAGTAAGTCTTCTAACCAAAACCCAACTTGAAACTATTCGTAACAAACATGACATGGGAGGCAAACGATGACTGCGATCACTGAGGAAGTTACATGGACTACCAACAGTATGATAGAGGTAGAACTACGTGAACCAGATGACTTTCTTAAAGTAAGAGAAACACTGACAAGAATTGGAGTAGCATCCAGAAAAGAAAAGAAATTATATCAATCATGTCATATACTGCATAAGCAGGGTAAGTACTATATCGTACACTTCAAGGAGTTGTTCGCACTGGACGGAAAAAAAGCGAACCTAAGTCTTAATGATGTGCAACGTAGGAATCGTATAGTGCAGTTGCTAGGTGATTGGGGATTAGTATCTATCAACAGTAAAGAAAGTATTGCTGATGTAGCACCTCTAAGTCAAATCAAAGTTCTTGCTTACAGGGAAAAGGGAGACTGGACTCTAGAAAGTAAATACAACATAGGAAAGAAGAAGGAGGAATAACCGAACACTACCTGTCAAGTAGGGATTCCTCTACCTTGTTTTTCATGTCTTCTGTTATAATTAATAGTGTCGCCTTCGGGGACAACAATTAACACTCGCTATAACAGGAGAACAACTATGGAAATTCAAAGGTATACTGCTGCCGATCTACCATCACTATTTGATAAGATCACAAAGAACAGCATCGGGTATGACTTCGACTCATTCTGGAACACTACACAAACCAGTTACCCACCATATAACCTTATACACATTTCTAATGAAGAATCACGACTTGAAATTGCACTTGCTGGCTTCAAGCAAGATGACGTCAAAGTCTATACGGAGTATGGAAAGATATATGTCGAAGGCAGCAAAGAAAAATCAGAGGATGATGGAACGTATGTCCATCAAGGATTGGCACAACGTGCCTTCCAACGAGCATGGACGCTCTCCGATAATACAGAGGTTAGATCCGTCGAGTTTACTGATGGACTCCTTAGAATCGTATTGGGAAAAGTAGTTCCAGATCATCACAAAAGAGTGGATTACATCTAACATACATAGGGGGTATTGACAATTGTTGATACCTCCTTTATAATATAA